TCTCGTAACATCTCTTTTTGTTCATTTGCAACTTTAGTCTGAGACTTCTCTGTTTTGAGACTTTTAATTCTTTTATCGTATACATTAGATACCCACTTCAAATAACCTTCAGCATGTTTCTTTGGGTTATTGATTGGTTTACCTTCTCGTACTTTACTATTGTAATATGTCTTTAATGAAGCACCAGCAAGATTACCAGTAAACGTATCTTGTATTCTTAAAAACTTAGTTAGTGCAGATGAGTTAATCTTTTGGAAAGTCTTACCAGCACCAGACAAAGACTTAGTAACTGCTTCAGTTTCTTTAGTTGTCATTGTCGCATTACCAGCAACATCTTTATAGGTAGCGTCATCCATCCAAACTGAGGATGGTGTACTGAGTCCTTTAATGTTGACACCAAATGACGCTTTCATATCTTGGAGTGCATCACCAGTATAAGTGGTGTGCCACACGATTCCAATCTTAGAACTTTTAATCTTTTTACCAAAGTCACTATCAATAGGAACAGCATACACAATTGTATTAGGTTGGAATGTATAATAACTAACACCGTCAATTGTGTCAGTCTCTACATCATCTGTCCACATCAAGTCTCCTTGAAGTACACCTTTGATTCCCAACTTAGAGAATTCTGCAAGTGCAACTTTGAACTTACTATTCAATGCACCAGATAGTCCATCATCGTCAATCTCTTTTGAAGTCTTGTATAACTTAGGAGTTGCATTGAATACTGATTTCTTTGCAACGAAAAACTTACCGTCCTCTGGGTCAATACCAGCAAAGATTGCTGGAGCGCCATCCCACTTAACTGTCATATTTACAGATGAGCGTGATGAACCTGCCAACATATCTCTAAGGGAACGAACAAAGTTAATTGCAGCTCTACCACCCGATACCCCAAAGTTTAGGATTTCATCTTCAATATGTTCTAAGTGTAGATTCTTTCCACCCTTATCTTCATTTAAATGTTGTGAGAACGAAATCATTTTGCAAGTCCGTTATATTTAATAGCAAGTCCAGTAGGGAATTGCCCAAGTTTCTTTTTACCAGCATGTCCAGCTTTGTTTGAACGTATTGACATATTCATTGTAAGACTATCATCTCCAGATTGCAAGATAATAAACCAATTTTGTTTAGATTTTGGAGATGTAATTGCTTTAACAAATTTAACTTGTGGTAAGAATACTCCTACTGCATCTCTATCTGTTACTTCCTCATATGTACTTCCAACTGCTTTAATAACAATTGTAGGAACATCTGGAGCATCTCTTAAAATTTCTTCTTTAATATATTTAAGTGTTGCATTCTTATTCTTATTAAATAAATCAACAGTACCCTTTCTCATAATCTCAAGCATTGAATCGTAATCTTTTTCATATGAACGATTGTTTGCTTTGTCATAATCTTTTAGAGTTTTCTCTGTTGCTCTTCTATCTTTATGTCTACCGTTTGCACCACCATCAAAACTATCAAGTGGAGGCATGCCACCAATCTTAGAGTATACTTGTGCGTATGAAAGTTTTCGTAATGCATCTAATGCTTTAGTTTGTCCCATTGCAGTAAATACTGGTCTTACATATGTGTTGAGTTGTGGTTCAGAAGTTTTCTTCCCACCAGCTTTTAAACTAACACCTAGTATTTTGTTATCTCTGTATTTGATAAACATATCGCCTGGGTGTGATTTAGGAACACCAGCAGGTTTTGCACGATATCCCCAATAAACATTTTGTATAGGTTTATCGTTATGTTGGTCGTTAATGAACTGCAATATTGCGATTGCATTATTCATCTTGTCCTCAAACTTAGTAGAGGTATCTGCTTTGTTGATTGTTTCTCTTGCGGCAACTGTGTCTTTAGAATCAACACACGCAAGTTTTCTAGTATCAACAGACAATAACCATTGATGAAAATCTTGAATATTTTTGGGAGTGTAGTTTAGTTCAAATGCGATACATGGAAATAATTCAGTGATACTTGAATTGAGTGTTGTTTCACCCATTCCACCAGCCATAGGTTTAACTTCAATCCTAAAAGCGGTATCATCAAAAGTGCCATCAATAGGGTCTACACTAGATGAAGAAGTATCTGAAAGTTTTGCATCAATACCAGCTTGACGCAACCTTCTTAATATCTCATCTCTGTCTGTGTCCCTATCAGTGGAACGTACCCGATAAACAGTTCTCTTACTTGAAGATGCCTTTGAGTTTACCTCAAATTCAAATCCATCAAAAAAGTCGGATGGAAGTGTTTCTTCGTGTAATGCCTGTTCATCAAGGTTACTATAACTCTTGAATCCTTGCATTTAATCAATTTCTCCATTTGCACAAATAATATTACACTTCTATTTATAATATATAAATGTTAGGAAGTCAAGGCAAATTACACTTTTATGTCGTTAAACTTGTCATATCTTGCAGATATTGGCGATTTATCAAACGCTGGTGTGTCACCTTGTCCACTATCAACAATATCATGTTGTGCTTCCTGTTCTACATCATATAGTTTCATTCTTGATCTGTCAATACCTAAAACAAATCTTTTGTTTGCGCCTGGATCGTTATAACGATTCTTCAACTGTTTAACCATAATCTGTCCAAGTTGTTCCAACTCTTCAGTTGTAATCAATGCAAACATCAAGTCAGCAGTCGCAGGCAAACCAAATGATTCTGAAGTATCTTCTAGTCCTACATCAGAACTATTAAAACCACCACGAGTAGTTTGAGTTGCAGACATAATTGGTACATTACATTCCACTGCAAGTCCTCTTAGTTCTTCTGCAATCGCTTTGATATAGAAGTAAGAACCTACATTCGCATTACCTTTGAAACGAGATGAACCACAAATGTTTAGATAGTCAATAAAGATAACATCTGGTTTGAATGATTTCTTTAATGCAAGTTCTTTGATGAGTGAACGAAAGTGTCCACTATGAGCAGATGCAGTTGGATATTCTTTGATGATAAGTTTACCATTTGTTTTACCTTGAATTTTAGATAGTCTATCGGTAAACATTTTCTTTGGTAGGTTGTGCAAATCATCCATAGTGATATTCATCAAGTTCGCATCGATACGTTCTGCAATACGTTCTTCTGCCATCTCCAATGTAATGTATAAAACATTCTTACCTTGCATCAAAGTAGAAGATGCCATGTGACACATAAACAATGATTTACCAACACCTGTACCAGCAAGTGCAATATTCAAAGTCTTAGTAGGCAAACCACCTTTAGTAATCTTATTGAAATACTCTAAGTCAAATTCAAGTTTTTCTTCTTTCTTATGGTAGAACTCAAAACGCTCTTCCCCATCATCAACGTAATCGTGTCCAATGTTAGAATCGAATGCAACTGATAATGCATCAGTAAGAATACTAGGAATTGCTTCTGGAGTATGTTCTTTATCTTTACCCTCAATGATTTGGATACCGTTAAGAATTGCATTGTATACCGCTTTATCCTTACAGAATTTTTCTGTAGTTTCGACTAACCAGTTCATATCAACTTCTGCATCAGACAGAGTTTCGATAATCTGTGTTACCCTTTTAAACTGTTCGTCATTAATATCTTTACGTCCGTCAACTTCAATAGACAACGCTTCTTTAGTAGGGGTGTTATTGTATTTTTCTACAAATTTAGTAATCTCTTCAAATACAATTCGTTCCTCTGGATTAGAAAAGTATTCTGGTTTTAGAAATGGCAAAACCTTACGAGTGTAAGGTTCATTGAAAACTAAATTACTGAGTGTTGTTTTCTCTATCGTCTGTGTTGACATATTGTAAATCTTCTCCATCTATTTGTTTGTGTATGATATCTTCTAATATCTTACCAGCAAGTTCAAAGAAATCATCCTTAATACTTTCTTTTGGTAGTCCATTAGAGTCTAACATATCCCACTCGAATTGTAAAGAGGCATTTGTTTTTTCTTCGTTTTCGATTACCTTAACTTTACCATATTTGTAAACTACCCCTTGATACTTACCCGCTTTTGCAGTAAGTCCAACAGCAGTCCAAGTCT